ATGCTGTACGAGGGGCTTGTGGCGGGTGATCCGAAGCTGAGAACGCTAAGAGCAATCTATAAGAAGGTTTTTCAGGATTATGCGATTAGGACGAAGCGGAAGACCGCGTCGAAAGGGGGGAACGTCCCTGAGAGACCTAAAAGCTCCGCTGAGTACGCTACATTGGGTTGACCGCGATAAACTGCGGGCCAACGACTATAACCCGAACGTCGTGAGCAAACAGAACCTTGAACTCCTGAAGCAGTCGATCCTTATGAACGGCTGGACGCTGCCGATCGTCGTACGGTCTGACTACACGATCATAGACGGTTTTCACCGATGGATGGTTTCCGGACAGGAGCCGCTCCTCTCGATGCTCGAGGGGCAGGTTCCGGTCGTCATCGTGCATCACGAAGACGAGGCCGGAAACATCTACGGCACGNTCACNCATAACCGGGCGCGCGGAACGCACCTCCTAGAACCTATGAAGGCCATCGTCAAACGTTTGCTTGACTCCGGAAAGACAGTCCAGGAGATCAGCCAGCAACTCGGCATGAAGCCCGAGGAGATCTTTCGGCTGTCGGACATCTCGCGTGAGGACTTCTTGAAACTCATGGTTCGCGAGCGCACCTACAGCCGGGCTGAGTATATCGTCAAGACCGATACGAAGTAGGTGGTGCCCATGCCGGAAAAGAGGGTAGGGCGCCGCTCCAAATACGAGGAGCTCGGAGGCGACGACATCGTTCCCCGGCTGGCGTATCAGTACGCGCTTGAAGGCCTAAAGGATAAAGAGATCGCCGCGAAGTTCGGCATCGGCATTTCGACGTTCTACGAATGGCAAAACCGGTATCCGGAATTTCGGGAAGCCCTAAAAGAGGGCAAGAAGCCCGTCGATGTGGAGGTCGAAAAGGCTCTCCTGCGACGGGCTTTAGGTTACGAGTATGAGGAGGTCAAACGCGTCGTTTACCAGACGCCGGACGGAGAGAAGGCCGCGCGGATCGAAAAGATAACGAAGACCGTACCTCCCGACGTGACGGCCATTATCTTTTGGCTCACGAATCGCCGGCGCGACCGATGGCGCCGGAATGCGATGCCCGACGGTTTTGGTAAACGCGGCCTGATTTCTCAGTTGATGGAGAAACTTCGGGAGGCCGAAGACAGTGAAGCTGTCACTGCCAACGGGGAAGCAGCGGAGGTCGATACTTGAGGCGACAGCGAGGATTAACATCTGGCACGGATCAGTGCGCTCCGGCAAGACGGTGGCAAGTATCCTTCGTTGGCTCGACTTCATCGAGAATGGCCCTCCCGGAGAGCTGCTGATGGTGGGAAAGACAGAGCGAACGTTGAAGCGTAACATTCTCGATCCCATCGCCGAACTCTTGGACGAGGATGAATTTCACCTTTCAACGGGCAAGGGCGAAGCGATAATCCTCGGGCGTCGCGTGTACCTCGCAGGGGCCAACGATGAGCGTAGCGAGAGTAAGATTCGCGGTCTGACGCTTGTAGGCGCGTACGGCGACGAGATCACGCTATGGCCGGAATCGTTCTTTACGATGCTACTCTCGCGCTTGTCCGAGCCCGGGGCGGCCTTCTTTGGCACCACGAACCCCGATTCGCCGTTTCACTGGCTCAAAAAAAATTACCTCGACCGGGCGGAGGAATTGAACCTCCGGCACTGGTCCTTTGGGCTCGAGGACAACCCACACTTGCCGGCCGAGTACGTCGAGGCGCTGAAACGCGAGTACACGGGGCTATGGTACAAGCGCTTCATCCTCGGCCAGTGGGCGCTGGCGGAAGGCGTCGTTTATGACATGTTCGATCCGGCTCAGCACGTCGTTAAGTCGCTGCCGCCCATGCGACGTTATTGGGTCGGCATCGACTACGGCACCACAAACCCGACGGTGTTCCTGCTGGTCGGTGAAGGTGCGGACGACTGCCTGTATGTCATCCGGGAATGGCGCTGGGATAGCGCAGTCAAAGGCCGCCGCTTGACCGACCAGCAGTTGAGCGCCGAATATCGGCGGTGGATCGGCAACGTGACGCCACGGCGGATCTTCGTTGACCCGTCGGCGGCGAGCTTCATCGTACAGCTGTATCACGACGGCGTGCGCGGTATCACTCCCGCAGACAACGCCGTTATTGACGGTATCCAGGACGTCTCAACACTGCTGGGCGCCGGTCGGCTGCGAATCCACGAGTCCTGCACGGGACTCATCGAGGAGATGGGTACCTACGTGTGGGACGCCAAGGCGCAGGAGCGCGGCGAAGACGTCCCGATTAAGCAGAACGACCACGGTCCCGACGCGCTGCGCTATGCCGTGCGCGGCACGCGGAAATTCTGGCTGCGCTGGGTCACGGGTATGAAAGGAGCGGCTGTGTAGTGGCGCTGCCTGCCGAGAACCAGAAGTGGCCGCCAGAAATCTGGCAACCGATCTTCGCCAAATACGCCGAGTGGGCTGCCTGGTACTCGGGCGATCCGAACCAGCTGGCCGATGTGTACTCGCGGCTGGTCGAGACGCCGAACCCGCGGGGGCGGTTTTGGGCTAAGGAGCTCCGGAATGAGCGCAAGGTTATGCTCCATGTGCCCATTGCCGGCGACATCGCAGAGACCAGCGCGGACTTGCTGTTTAGCGAGCTTCCGGATATTAGCATCCCAGAGGCCCATGATGAGAGGGCTCCGGACGGTGCCAAGGAAGCGCAGGATCGCATTTGGGAGATTTTCGACGCCGGCGGTGTGCACAGCAAGCTCCTGGAAGCAGCGGAGTCGGCGGCTGCTCTGGGCGGCGTGTTCATCGGGCCTGCCTGGGACTTTGAGGTTGCGGACCACCCAATTCTCCGCGTCGTCCAGGCTGATTGTGCACTACCCGAGTTCGCCTGGGGGTATCTGCGGGCCGTCACCTTATGGCGCGTGCTGGAGAACGACGGTCGTACTGTCTGGCGCCACGTCGAGAGGCACGAGCCAGGCGTCATCCTGCATGCCCTGTATCGGGGCACCGAGGACAACTTGGGCCGCCGCGTGGCCCTGACGGCCCGGCCAGAGACGGCTACGTTGCCCGAGGTCATCCAACTGCCACCGGCGATGTCGAATACCCTGGCGATTCGCTACGTGCCCAATGTCCGGCCGAACCGGACGTTCAGGTCGCACCCCATCGGGGCTTACCTTGGGCGCAGCGACTACGCGGGCAGCGAGGGGCTCATGGACGCTTTGGATGAGGTGTATACAAGCTGGCAGCGGGAGATCCGGCTGGCCAAGGCGCGGGGCATCGTGCCCGAGGAATGGCTGGAGCGAGCCGAGGATGGTGGCGGCATTGGAAGCGTGCTCCGGTTCGACGAGGACAGGGAGTTTTTCATCGGCATGGCCATGGATTCGTCAGGAGGCCAGACGAAGCCCGAAATGTTCCAGCCGGCCATCCGGTATCAGGAGTATGAGCGGACCTGCCTCCACTACCTGGAGCGCATCATCTCGGCCGCAGGGTACAGCCCACAGAGCTTTGGCTTACACATCGAGGGCAGGGCGGAAAGCGGCACGGCGCTCCGGATCCGGGAGCGGAAGAGCCTCATCACAAGCCAGAAAAAGCGCCGCTTCTGGGAACCGGCCGTCGCCGACGTGCTCTGGATGATGCTGGTCATCGACCGGGAGATTTTCGGCAACCGCTCCATCGAGCCGTATAGGCCGAACGTCGCGCTAGAGGACAGCATCGCCGACTCGTTCCACGAGGTAGCGCAGTCGGTGGAGCTTCTGGCCCGGGCGAAGGCGGCGAGCACCCGGACGCTGGTCGAGATGCTGCATCCCGACTGGGACAGCGAACAAGTGGACGCCGAGGTCCAGCGCATCCTGCAGGAGCAGGGGATGCTGTTGCCGGACCCGCTACAGGTNGGGATTGACTGATGCCCATCAGTCCCGCCATGGCCGAAGCGGTCGCCGAGGAAATCCGCCGCATATACGCCGAGGCCGAGCGCATCGTGATGGAGAAGGTGGCCCGCCGCGTCGCACGCGGCATCGATGAAGAAGGCTACTACGAGCGCAAGCTGATGGAGCTCCAGGCCCTGCGCCGCGAGGTCGAGGCCGAAATTCGTCGGCTCCAGCAGGCCGAGCGCGAGGTCGAGCGCATCGTCGCCGACGCCTACGAGAAAGGCTCCCAGGCGGCCATCGTCGACCTGCGCCGCGTTGCCCGGGCCGAGACGCTGCGCACGGCATTCACGGCGGCGAACCAGCGAGCCATCCAGGCGCTAGTGCAGACGGCCATCGGCAACCTGCGGGCCACGCACCTTCGGATACTGCGTCAGGCCGAAGACGTCTACCGGCAGGTGATTGCCGAGACGGCGGCACCGCAGGTGCTGACCGGGGCGCTGACGCGGCGTGAGGCGGCGCAGCTGGCGCTGAACAGGTTTGCGGACTTGGGTATCACGGGGTTCGTGGACCGGGCGGGGCGCACATGGACGATAGAGTCCTACGCGGAAATGGCGACCCGGACGGCGGCCGGGCAGGCGGCCATCCAGGGACACATCGACCGGCTCATCGAGAATGACATGGATCTGGTCATCGTGAGCGACGCCCCGGAGGAGTGCCCGCTATGCGCCCCATGGGAAGGACGGGTGCTCAGCCTTACGGGCCGCACGCCGGGCTACCCGACGGTGGACCAAGCGAGGGCGGCGGGGCTTTTCCACCCCAACTGCCGGCACAGTCTCGGGGCGTATATCCCGGGACTGACGGAGCCGATGCGGCAGACTCGGGACGCCGAGGGTTACCAAGAGCGGATGCAACAACGCTACATGGAGCGCCAGATTCGCAAATGGAAGCTTCGTGAGGCTGTGGCCCTGGACGACGAGGCCCGCCGCCAGGCTCGGGCGAAGGTCCGGGAGTGGCAGGCGCGAATCCGGCAATTCGTGGCCGAGCACGACCGGAAACGGCTGTATTACCGGGAGCAGATCGGCAAGGCGAGGTAAGTGTCATGCGCCTGGAAAACGCCTGCGTTCACGATTGGGTGACACCTCCCTGGCGACACAGTTCGCCAGGGTTTTAGTTTACCTTGCAAAGGGGTGATGCTCTTGCCGATCGAGCGCTGCGAAGAAGACGGCAAACCTGGCTTCCGCTGGGGCCAGAGCGGCAAGTGCTACACATACGAGCCAGGCAACCCTCGTAGTCGCGCCGAGGCCCGCCTTAAAGCCGAGTTACAGGGCCGCGCCATCGAGGCAAGCCAACGGCGTCGTGAGGAAGGGGCCCGGGGAGGGTGACGTAATGGCGAAGTTCGAGGACCATGAAACGGAGATTGTACACCAGATGAAGTTGCGGGAGGCCGTCCGCAACGGGCAGCTCCTCGGTGCCCAGGNGGCAGCGTTCTATCTAGCTCTGAGCGAGAACATCGGACAAGAAACGGCTACGCTGCTTACCCATACGTTCATCGCCGAGCTGCTTGGCAGCTGTTCGTGCCAGTGCAGCGACGGTGACTACGAGACCGATTGAGGCCAACGCCGCCGCCCTTCTGGGTGGCGTTTTAGCGCCCACGGTGGGGCGTAAACCGCCGGACAAGGCCGACGGGCCTAAAATGGGAGGTTGTGACCTGTGACCATGGACGAGCTTCTTCGCTTCGACCTCCAGCGCTTCGCGGAGGGCGACTCCAACGCCGGGAGCAACGACGGCGGCAAGGACGCTGACAACAGCGGCAACGACACGACTGGCGACGGCGGCCAAGGACATGCCGGTGACGGCGCCTCCCTTAAAGGCGACGTCAAGACGTTCACGCAGGAGGAGCTGGATCGACTCATTCAGCAACGGCTCCAGCGTGAGCGGAAGAAGTGGGAGCAGCAGCTTGAGGAAGAGCGCCGCAAGGCGGCTATGACCGAAGCCGAGCGCCTGAAGGCCGATAAAGAGGAGGCCGAACGCCGGGCCAAAGAGGCCGAGGCGGTGGCCAACCAGCGGCTCATCCAGGCCGAGGCCAAGGTCGTGGCGCTGGAGCTGGGCATCAAGCCCGAACGTGTCGCCTACGCCATCCGGCTTGCCAACCTCAGCGATGTCGAGGTGGACGAGAACGGGCAGGTGGACACGAAGGCGCTCAAGGCGGCCCTGGAGCAGGTGATCAAGGACATCCCCGAGCTCAAGGGCACCAGCACCCCGGCCAAGAGCGGCGCTGACTTCCAGGGCGGGCTGCCAAAGGCCGGGGACACCAACAGCATCATGAACGCCCTCATTCGGCGCAAGGCCGGGAGGGTGTAACACCATTTGAGGAGGATGAACACCGATGGCTTTCAATCAGGCTATTGCGCGTTCTGACGCTGAGGCGCTGATTCCGGAGGAAGTCTCCCGGGAGATCATTCAGGCGCTACCGCAGGCCAGCACCATCATGCGCTTGGGTCGCCGGCTGCCCAACATGACCCGCAACCAGCTGCGCATGCCGGTTCTGGCCGCTCTGGCGCAGGCCCACTTCGTCAACGGTGACACGGGCCTGAAGCAGACGACCAAGCAGGCATGGCGGAACAAGTACATCAACGCCGAGGAGCTGGCCGTCATCGTGCCCATCCCCGAGTCGGTGCTGGACGATGCTGACTACGACGTCTGGGGCGAGATTCGGCCGCGCATCGTCGAAGCCTTCGGTATCGCGTTCGATGCGGCGGTGCTGTACGGCACCGACGGCTTCGGTGGTTCCGCACCGAGCAACTGGCCGAAGCCCATCGTGCAAGGTGCTATGGACGCGGGGCATGTCGTGGCGCTTGGGACCGGCAAGGACCTCTACGATGACATCCTCGGCGAGAACGGCGTCGTGGCTCTCGTCGAGGAGGACGGTTTCCTCGTCACCGGCCACGTGGCAGCCCTGTCCATGCGGGCGAAGCTGCGTGGTCTTCGGGACACCACGGGGCAGCCGATTTTCCTGCGCTCGATGCAGGAGACGACTCGGTACGAGCTTGACGGCGTGCCGGTTGAGTTCCCGCTGAACGGCGCCATCGACCCGGAGCAGTCGCTGCTTATTAGCGGCGACTTCTCGCAGCTGGTCTGGGCCGTGCGGCAGGACATCTCGTACAAGATCCTCGACCAGGCGGTCATCCAGGACGCCGACGGCAAGATCATCTACAACTTGGCGCAGCAGGACATGGTGGCTCTACGGGCCGTCATGCGGATCGGCTGGGAGCTGCCGAACCCCGTCAACCGCGTCAACCCGGACGACAACACCCGGTATCCATTCGCCGTACTGACGCCGGCAACGACGTAAACGACGTAGCGAGCACAAGGAGGGGCCAACAAGGCCCCTCCTTGCCGCGTGTGGGGGTGACGGCATGCTCGTGCGTATGCTCGTGCAGACGACGTACATCCTCGGCGGCAGGCGGGTAACCCTGCGACCCGGGGATGAGGTGGACGTACCGGATGATGTAGCGGTCCGGTGGTGCGGGCGGAGGAAGCCGCTGGCTGAGCCAGTGAGAGTCGCAGGCGACTATGAGGGCCAAGAGGATCCTGCCGTGGTGGACCTGGCTGCCAGCGAGGAACCGGAGCCTGCGCCCAAGCGTCGTCGCAAGAAGGAGGACTGACCTATGGCCTACGCCACGCCGCAGGACCTAGCTGAATACCTGGGCACCGATCCGAGCCAGCTGCCTGCGGACGTGGAGCGGCTGCTGGAGCGGGCATCCGAAGCGGTAGATTACTTGACGCTGGGGCGCGTCGACCCGAGCAACCCCGAGCACCTGGAGGCAGTCAAGAAAGCCACCTGCGCCCAGGTGGAAGCCTGGATGCAGACGGACGAGGTCGGGGACAAGCAGGGAACCGTCAAGCGTTTCACCATCGGGCGATTCAGCATGGACTTCGGTGAGCAGGGCGTCCCGCAGGTGGCCCCCCGAGCTCGCCGCTACCTGCTCCTGGCCGGGCTGCTGTACCGAGGGGTGCAGATGCGATGATGCGGGTGCCGGGCTGGCTCCTGCGGGAGACCGTGACCATCACGCCGTTTCTGCGCATGGGCTGGGACGGGCCGGAGTACGGAGACCCGTTCGAGGCTCGTTGCCACATCGAGCCCGGGCAACGCAAGGTGACGGACCGGCAGGGCGAGGAGGTCGTGGCTGAAGCCACGGCCTTCTTCGCGCCCGAGGTGCAAGTCAAGCCGGGCGACAAGGTGACCTGGGAAGGCCGCACTTACACGGTCATCGAGGCCCGGCCGCTGCGGGCGCTGGGAAAGGCGTCACATGTGGAGGTGGCGCTGAAATGAGCACGCGCTTCCGCTGGGAGGGCCGTTTCGTATCTCAGAAGGTGCGAGAGGCGGCTATCGAGGGTCTACGGGACGCCGCCGAGCACCTGTTGGAGTATGCGAACCGGACGGTGCCGCTTGAGGAAGGTACGCTCATGCGCAGTGGGCAGGTCGACGTGGACCCGGAGACGCTGGCGGCAACCGTCAGCTACGATACCCCCTACGCCGTGGTGCAGCATGAAAGGTTGGACTTCAAGCACGACCCTGGGCGTCGGGCCAAGTGGCTGGAGCTTTCGCTGAATGAGCGGGAAGAGGCCATCCAGCAGTACATCGCCCGCAAGATCCGGGAGTCGCTGAAAGGGTGACATCGGATGTGGATCGAGGGCATTGCCCGCTACCTGGAGCAGCAGGGGCTGGGTACGCTAGGCCAGACCATCTTCTGGCGCAAGTTCCCGGACACGCCCGATGAGATCGTTGTCCTCACTCCCTACGGCGGCCCCACGTCGGATAACAAGCTGGGCTACGACGAGGTGACGTTCCAGGTGCGGGTGCGGGGCCCGCGGACGGGTGCCGACGGCCCGCCATTCAACAAGCTCCAGGCCATCTACGACGAGTTGCATGGGCTGAGCGATGTCGAGTTGCCTGATGGGACCTGGGTGGTGGGGATCATTGGGTTGCAGAGCTCGCCCCAGTTTCTCCTACAGGACGAGAACGGGCGAGCCCATTACGTGATCAACTTCCAGGCGGAGATTCGAAGCTTGACCAAACACCGTGAGTAAGGAGCGTGATTCCAGTGGCTGTGACCAAGATTTTGGCGCGGTCGTGGGACTTCTACGTGGAGGACAAGTCCACAGGTGAATTCGTGCCCATCAAGGGTATCAACTCGTTCACGGTCAATCTCACCAAGACCGACGCGGATGTCGGCGACTTCGACTCTGAGGGCATGGCCGAGCACCTGCCGGCCGAGCGGGCGGTCTCCATTACCCTGCAGGGAGTGTTCCTTATCGACCGGACAACTGGTGAACGGGATCCCGGGCAGGAGCTGTGCGAGGAGCTGTCCGAGAAGGTTGACATCGACGGCCTGGCAAGGTTCCGCTTCATCCCGAAGACGGCGACGGAGGGCTGGGAGTTCCTGGCGTCCTTCAGCGCTGGTCCGACGGGCGGCGGCCGCAACGACGGCACCGGCTGGCAGTGTGAAGTGACCCGCACCGGCAAGACCACTAAGTTCACGCGTACGCCGTAACGGAGGGAGACCATGTCGAAACGGAAGTTCATCGACTTCGACCGTTTTTGGTCAGAGATGCAACCAGAAGATGGTGAGGTGCGAGGCGTGCGGGTATTTGGGGAGGACGTTGTCCTCCCCTCCTCGCCTCCGGCGTTGATCGTGCTCCGCTACCTGCGGCAGGCGGCTGACCCGGAGGCCGAGGTGGAGCCCGACTTCATGGTCAAGATTGCCGAGGCCCTGTTCGGGCAGGAGCGGCTGAACCGCTGGTTGGAGAAGGGGCTGACCCTGCAGCAGCTCGTGGACCTCGTGACACAGACGGTGCGCATGTACCTGCAGGACGAGGACCGCGGCGACGAGGCTGACGACGCCGAGGGTGACGAGGGAAACCGGTAACCCGCCGCGGTGGCGGGTGGGCAGACATCCTGGAGGACTGGGCGCTGATTGAGGCGTCCTTCCAGGAGCAATACGGCATCAACCTGGTGGAAGCGCTGCCGCGCATGACGTGGCGACGCTTTCGTGTTTTGTTGGACGGCCTGGGACCGGAATCGGTTTACGTGGTTGTACGGTCGCATCGGGAGCAGAACCCGATCATCGAGGACGTGGACGAGGCAGTTGCCTACGTGACGGCGATTTTCGGATGAGGTGGCGGCGAGATGGCGCTGAAGGTTGGCGAAATGTATGCGAAGCTGGAGATTAAGGACCGCGATTTTCAGCGCGGGCTCCAGCGGGCAGAGCAGGAAATCAAGAAGACGGCGCGGTCGCTGAACGACCTTGTCAAGAAAATCGACAGCTTCGGCAAGTCGCTCAAGGACGTGGGCGACAAGCTCACGACTCGCGTCACCCTGCCCATCGCCGCCGCCACGGCCGGCATCATCAAGATGGCCTCGGATGCAGAGCAGACCGAGGAGAAGTTCCGCGTCAGCTTCGGTTCCATGGCCGAGGCGTCGCTGCGGCTGGCCGACCAACTGGCCCGTGACCAGCAGCGCGCCCGCGTCCACCTGCAGAATATGATGGCCGACGCTCAGGCAATCCTGGCACCCATGACCGAGAACCGCGAGGCTGCGGCCATGATGAGCGCAGCTCTCGCAGCCTTGGCCGTAGACCTGGGCTCGTTCCTTAACATGGCGGACCAGGAAGCCTTTGACAGGCTCATCTCCGGCTTGCTTGGGTCGACGCAGGCCACGGAGCGCCTTGGCATCACCCTCCGTGATTCGCAGTTGCAGCTCGAGGCTCAACGGTTGGGCATTGAGGCCAACACGGCGGCGATGACCGAGGGCGAGAAGGTCATGCTGCGCTTCATCGCCATCATGCGCCAGTCCGCCGACGCTCAGACGGACGCCATCCGCACCGCTGCGAGCTTTGAGAACCAGCTCAAAGCGTTGAAGGCCGACGTGGCCGACCTGGCCGCCGAGATGGGACAGGAGCTGTTGCCGTATGCCCTGGCGCTAGTGCAGGTCGGGCGAGACCTCGTACAGCATTGGCGCAACTTGAGCCCGGAGGCCAAGGAACTGGCCCTCCAGTTGGCGGCTATCGCTGCGGCCGCGGGCCCGGTGGTTCTCGGTTTGTCGGCCATCGTGCGGGCAGGTGCCGCCGTCGGGCGTGTCCTTTCGCTGATTATTACGTTCGCCCGTCGCAACCCGTGGGCGTTCCTGGCGACCTTGGCCGCCGCCTGGGCTCTATCGCTCGAAGAGGTACAGCAAAAGCTGGAAGAATTGGGCCGTGCCATCGGCCTCGGGTCGCTCATTGATGAGCTGGAAGAACTGGGCGAGGCGTTCCAAGAGTTGATGTCCTTCGAGGTCGAGTTTGACCCCGCGGGTGCCTCTGCGGAGGCGCTGGAGCGCCAAAAGCAACTATACCAGCAGGCCATGGAGGAAATCCAGCGGGTCCTGCGCGAGGGCTTCCAAGGCGCGGCGGAGCTCGCCGAAGAGGCGGCTGAGGACGTCGCGGACCGCGTTGCTGAAGTGCTCGCACGGTTGGCTGAGGACGAGATCCGTATTCTGCGTGGTATGCGGGTGCTGGCGGCGGCCCGGGGGGAGATGGACCCCGAGGAGGAGATTCTGGAGGAATGGTTGCGAGCGCAAGAACGGGCGCTGATCGATTTGATCGTCCACGGGCTCCGTCCGGCTGACGAAGCGTATCAGCGGTTGTATGAAAGTATCGGCAAAACCGCCCAGCGGTTGCGTGATCTACGAGAGTACCTGGCCGCCCAGGAAGAGGCGGAGGAGCAGGCTCGTCGCGCCGCAGAAGCGACGGATCAGTTCTATAACGCACTTGTGCGTGTCGCGGATGTTCTGAGGCGCGACCTGTTCACGGAATCGGGAGCGCTAGCCTACGCCGAGGCCACGGCCCGTGCCCTGGGTAACACGTGGGGCGAGGTCGAATCGCTGGACGAGCAGATTCGGTCATTAATGGCGGCTCTGCACGAATATCAGCGCCTGGGTCTGGCCGTGACTGAAACTGAGGTGCAAATCGTCCTGGACATGCTGCGGGAGTTGAGCGCAGAGCTGGACGAGGCGCGCTTTGCCCGAAGAATGGACGAGCTTCGTCGTCGCGCCCGGGAGGCCGTCGATACGTTCGGTCCCGGTGGCGTCGCCGAGTGGCTGTCCGAGTGGCGGGGAGAGACGACGCTACCGCTGGAGTTCTGGCTCGATCCTGATGCGGTACAGAAGGCGATGCGCCCGAGCCGTGTCATGTTGGAAACGCAACTGCGTGAGCTCGACCAGGTCATCGACGAGATGGTCCGCACGATTCAGGACCGTGCTGGGCGTGTCAGCGTCTTCGACATTTGGAGTGACGAGGATGTACGCGCGGCACTGGTGGAACGGATGCGGTTGCGTCGGGAATTGGCCGAGGTGATGTGGGAGGAGGAAGTCGAACGCCTTAACCAGCGCCTAGCACAGTCGCTGGCCGAAACCGACGTGCAACGGCTCATCGCTGCTGTTACAGGCGATGAATTCGACGAGGCGGAATACCAGTGGCGAGCCGTCGAACGCGCCATCTGGGACGTCGTGCGTGCCGGACAAGCACATGGCCGATCCACCGAGGAAATCATGCGCATGGTGGAAGAGCTAGTGGGCCAGTATGGGCACCTTGCCGCCGCCGCGCAGGAGGCCGCCGACCCCATCGCCGAAATTCGCCGCCAGCTTGAATACGAGCTGACGACGGGCATTGCGATTCAGCGGCTCATCGAACCGGCGTTTGACCAGCTGGGGTTCGAGATCCAGGCGTTGACCCGAGCAATCGCGCAGGCCGCCAACGAGTTGAAGGGCGCGGATTTCGGAGCGATTTTCGACGCCATGCAGCCAGAGATTGAGCGCCTGCAGGAGCTGCAACGGCTGCAACAACGGCAGTTGACCGTCCAGGACGCAGTTAATAGCGCATTGAACGGGTTCGCCCAGGGACTTGCGGACGGCAACCGCGTCGTGCAGGATTTCATGCGGCTACTTCGATGGGAGCAGGGCGGCCTGCGGTTCGACATGGGCGGACTGTGGAGCCTAGCTGCAAACCTCATTGCCCAGTTCATCGCTGCCCTGTTCGCCGGGCCGCAGGCGCAATTGCCTGACCCAAGGCGGTTCGAGGCGCCCGATCCGTACATGTACGGGATCGCGGTTGCCAGGGAACAGCGTAGCGCGTTGGAAGCCGAATTAGACCGCCTCCAGAAGCGCTTGGCGGCTGAGCGCGAGCGATTGGCTCACGAAGAGTCGTCGCTGTGGAACCGGCTGTTCCGCCAGGACATCCTCAACTACTGGCGCGACCGCATCAGGCTCACTGAGCAAGAGATCGCCAACTTGGAGTCGGCGTTGGGCTCCTTTGACATGGCCTCGTTCCTGGGTATTGACCCAGGCAATATCGCCCGGGCCATCGAGAGCGGGTTCGACATGGCGGACCTCTCGCGGTTGGGTGAGAGCCTGGAGGATGTCATCCGCACCGCCCTGGTACGGGCGTGGGTGACATCGGAGGAGATGGTGCGTCTCCAGACGCAGTTCCGGGACCTGCTGCAGCAGGTTGTGGACGAGTTTATCCAGCACGGCGAGCTGCGCGCGGACGCACTGGACCCGCTGCGGGCCGTTATCGAGGCCATCCAGGAGCGGGGCGAGGCCCTGCAAGAAGTGCTGCGTCAGCTGGGCCTCACGTCCGAGGAGCTTAACGAGCAGTTTTCGCGGATGATCTACAACCTCCCGCATGGCTACCGGGTCGAGCGGGCTATCTTCGAAGCGTCGCCACCCCGCATCCCGGCGA